ATGAAGCATATATGGAGATAGAGTTGTTGTGTTTAAGTATGATTCCATATCTTCTTCTAATATACTAATGCCATATGGACGCCACCACTCACGCCTCTTCAAACCTCTAGAGTTAAAGTATTTTGGTGCGTTCAACATATCGGTGCGATATAATAGTGAGCGATTACCTAATGCTCTAGGTCCTATCTCACCTTCACCTGAACATGTTGCTACAATCTTTCCGTTACATAGTCCTTGTGCTATGATAGAAATGTGTTTATCTGGAATAACAGATGGCGTAATCTGTGCCGCTTGACCTGTGGGAAATGATAAATCTAGATTATACAGAGTGCTTAGATATTTCATAGCACCTAGTGACAATCCCTCATCACCTACACACGGAGGTATAGCAAGATTAACAAAATGGTCGTTTAGAGTTTGATTTATGAGAACATTGTGTGCTACTCCACCAGAGAATGTAATTTTATCTTGTGAAGTAAAGTGTCTAGCAAAAAAATCTCTTATCTTTTCTCTTAGTATTTCTTGACATGTATGCATGTAGTCAACGTACCACCATGCGGCGGAGGCAGGTTTTGCCGATTGCCATGTCTTTTCATGATAGTGATGATGAGAGGTCATGAACTGTCGAGCAAAAGCGTGGTCGTTCAATAGTGCATCAACGCATTCTTCTAGATGAAGATTTGCGACTTTCTTTGCAAATGGAACATTAAACTTACCATATGACATAAGACCCATTACATTGCCAGCAGTATCTTGACTTATCTGTGCTAGTTCGTCTACATCTGAATATTCTTTGCCTAGTGAGCGATTACCCCAATTTGTATATAACTCACCGATTGAAAACATATTTTGAAAGTCATATTTTATGATTTTTTTATCATCTTTGAATACACTGATGTGATTCCAGTAATCTCCAGCACCATCTATAACAACACCGCTGGTATACTCATCTCCGTACAGAAATCGTGCGGATAGATGATGAGCATAATGATGGTCTACTCTAATATATTTCTTGGCAGTTATATTTAAATTAGGAAAACAATAGTCAAACTGTTCTGGTGTTACCTCTGCTACTAATGTGTCATCGGTGCGAAATGGTTGAGACTTATCTATCCAATCAGCACTTCTTCGACCGGCATAACTAAAGCATACTGTGTCTAAGTTGTTCCAATCGATATTTAAGAAATGTAAGTCTTGTTTGACCTGAATCCAATTGTAATAGTCAGAAGTTGCTTGAGTATAGGCATAATGCTTTTTTTGCACTATACGTTCAATCTTACAGTACTGAACTTTTTCACCATCATAATAAGTCACATTGGCATCATGTCCAGCAATATGCATTGCTAGTAGTTTCATTAAAATTCCTCAATACACTCTATTAATAAATTCATTCTCTTAGATATGAACAAGTCAAGCAATTTTCGCTTGCTACCTTGCATAGAACTATTTAGTTGCTCTAAAATAGTCGTTTGCATATCTTTTGGAGTTTGCTTGAGGTCAACAAGAATGGAATTTTCTTTAAATCTAGCATAATCAATAGGAGGAGTTGTAAGAAATTCGACAATTTTCTTCTTAGTAATAGGTTTCTGCCGACCACCTGTTACGAATACATCACTAGGTGACAGAATGTTAGGGATGCCATCGCCTCTATCGCCTTTGATGATATGCTCAAGCAAATACCCACTAGGGTCTGAGCATTTAAGAAACTTCTTTAAGATAGGCGAGAACTGCTCAACATTGCTATACTCTTGCAACTGTTGAAAGTCTTTATCTCCAGAGAGAATAAGAATAGGGTCGCCACCTAATTGCTGTCCATGCTCATGACAGATTGTGCCGATGATATCATCTGCTTCTGCATGTTCTACTTGTAAGACTTTGTATGGCGCATTCTCGCGTATCTCATCACGCACACCATTCAGACATGTAAAGATTGCGTTCCAGTCATACTGAGACTTCTCTCGGTCACCTTTACGAGATGCTTTATAGTGTGGGAATACCTCTTTACGCCAATAGTTCTTATCATCACAACAGATAATCATCTCGCCATACTTCTGTCCAAACTTCTGCTTGTACATGCGTAGACTATTAAATACCATGTGACGGATTAGATTTTCATCAATAGATGTAGCACCTTGAAGGTTCATCATCATATTAGAAATCATTACTTGGTTCAAATCAACTAAAATCATATTATATCTCTCTCATTGTTAATACTTATTATCGCACATTTTGATGCGTTTGTCAAGCATTAATCTTCATCATCTTCTTCTAATTCATCTAATAGTAGTGTCAGACCGACTTGAGCAATTTCACCTGCTCTATTTTTGATTACATTAAACTTGCAGTATTTATCAACCAGGTCTTGAAATTCATGATGCACCTTTCCGTGGCGCAACAGACAACTACGCAATGCTTCTAATGCAAATGCATAGTCTTTTAGAAACTCTGGGTCTTCTACGTTGACACCATGCGCTACCATTTCTTTAGCACCAGCAACAAGAATACTCTCTGCGAGATGATTGCTTATTTCTTCTGCTTTGACACGGCGCATATCTTCTATCATATTCTGCGCCGTGTCAACATCGACAGCATCAATCTTACTTACTTTTGGAAACTGAATAACATTACTGTCCGACATACTTATACTTACCTTTCACAAGTACGGTTCTAGTTTTGGTTTGCTTTTCCAACTCTAGATACCTTCCCTCCAATAAGAATGTAATACGTCTACTTACGGCAGACCCTACATTCTTTGGAAGATGTTCATTATCAGCGAGTGCTTCACGAACAGTTTTAATAACAACTCTCTTCTTAGCATGTTTTAGACTATCTATTGCTTTGAAGATTTCTTTGTCTATCATAGTATGTATATCTCGGCGTTTTGGTTTCCTAGGAGATGAATTAGGCATCACCCATTGAGTATTTTCGCTTTCATAGACTTTAGTACCATCTGGAAACAGTCGGTGTGCCTTGTCTACAGTGTGCATCATATACACCTTAGTACCATCTTCGCGAACTTTGAGAAGTACTTGTTCCATCTTAGGACCAACGTATTTACCATGTTCTTCATAATGGTCTTTTAGTCTTTGATCCAACCAAGATGGAGTATCATCAGTCACTTTTTTTGCTTTCGCCATAATGTAATGTCCTTACAAATTTCGTAGGTCTGCGATTTCTAACACGATTAATAATTTCTTTAAATGAGAAACTATGCATAAACCGTGGTAGTTGTGTATTTCTGTGTACATACTGCGATAGTTGTTCAACGTCTTCAGCATTCAACTGATGAAGTTTAACAGTATCATCATTCACAGTACTAAATCTAATATACATTACCGGTTCACCTTTGTCAAGAGAAATTCCATTCTCAGGTGTCATTTCATCTACTATTGCCTGTGGTATTCTGAATCCAAACTGTAGTGGACGTTGCCAAGCATGACAATCGAACTTACCATTTAAATAAACTATCTCATCACGACACCCATGTAGTATAGGAGGTAGTGTCTCAATCATAGTGTGTGGAACATCGCTCACAAACATATTGTTTAGCATAACTTGAGCATTGACGCCTGTATCATCTCTTTCAATTGATAGAAATGATTCCGGTAGGTTATTTGCATGAATATTATTAGATGGACCCATTACCAGACTAGGACCTATCTTAACAATCGACATGTCAAATGGCATTCGAACAACAAATGTGTTCTTCCAGAAGTCTCTAAACGCAGGACAATATTTAAGACCCCCATCAATAAGAGGTTTTGTATTCAATCTCTCTGGTTTATCTAGTACTGTATCACGCCAAAAACTATCTTCGATGCCTGGGTCATAGGGGGTCCATCCAATGTTAATCACGCTATGCTTTGTCCGCGTACTGTTCTAGGAATGCAATCTTCACACTATCGACACGAAAACTGCGCCATGCTTGCTTATCTAGGTCCCAACATTTGACGACCTCTTTGCTTGGTTCTTTGACTGCTTTAGTCTCTTTTGCAAACTCTACATGCGGCATGTACTTCTCACTCAATGTGCATTTCATTAGACGCTCTGTGCCGTCTTTCTTTGTGAATGTAACTTTACAGATACCATCACGCAAGTCATTAATCAATTCATCATACATATACTTATTCTCCTTCAAGTTTTCGTTTGAGTTCATTATACCCTCCAATGTACTCATTGTCAATAGTAATTATAGGAAAAGTTCGCGCTGTGGGGAATTTCGCCACTACATCATCTCGCGTAAATTCTTCACCTAGTGTTACTGCAGTATACTCTAGACCTTTTTGGTTGAGTAATTGTTTTGCCATATCACAATACGGACACTGTGGTTTAGTCCATACACCTATATTCATTATGCTTGTCCTTTATTTTCAATAATTTTAATTCTGTTGATAACTGTTTCGCGCAATGCGTTATATTTATTCGCCTCGTGTTTGTTCACATATGCATCCAGGTCAATACAATCACCTTCAACAAAATTGTACTGCTCATCTTTCTCAATAGAAACCCACGCTTTAATGAGATTTTTATGTCTATCAACAAATGTATACAGATAGCAGTCGGCGGCAGGAATGAACTTCTTTGACAAAAACTTAATAAAGAAGTTTTGTCGCTTACCTACTATACCAACATAAGTACTATTAGCATATTCACTTTCAATATCTTCTTTCTTTTTCTTGTTACGATAAGTGGGAACAGAAGCGACAACATAACCTAAGTCTTTCATGTCAACTTCTTCATTCTGACAGATAGCAACCAACTTATGTAGAAACTCACTCTCAGTCTCTTTAGGAACTAAAGTCTGAAAGTAAGAATATACATTGAATGTTTCTTTCCATACATCATCGTTGAACTGCTTCTGCGCTGGAGTGTTATAGTATTCGACAATCTTATCTTTAGTTGACCGAATTCCTGGAGCGTCACCTCGGTAACCAGTATTAGAGTTACCAACAAATTCACCATCTAACATAATCTGGTCAATTGTCTTAGCAATAATATCAACTACTTTCAATTTGCGTTCCATAACAGTCTCCATTAGATTTTTTGTTGCCCGTAATCTAAATCCATAAACCCTTGTTCGTTTTCAATCATCTCTTGTGCTTCAGGAAAGTCTTGGTCAGGATACGGATCGCAATCACACCCACCGCAACTGATACATGTATGACAAGAATAACAAGAGAACTCATCTGGCGCTATGTTGTTACTTTTACATTTAGCACATGTGTACATAGTTAATACCCCATCTCGACTTCGCGTTGATATTGAAACTTCGCCGCCTCTTCTTCAATCCATGCTTCGAACTGCTGGATTTCATTAGCAAGACGGTCACGCTCAATATCGACCTTCTGCTTCAATTTCTTGTCAGCGATAGTAACAACTACCTCGTCAAGAAGTTCTTTCATTTTGATATCATCTACAGACATTATATATTCTCCTCATTACAGTCATTAATATAACACAATCTATATTGAATGTCAAGCACTTTCTCACTGAAATGCGATTAAAGATAACAACAGAGAGTTTAGTGCGAATCCAATTGCATTAGATACAATATAGAGTGCATCTTTAGCATAGATTGCTCGTACTAGGAACAAGAACAGTCCTAACCATACTAGTAGTATGAAGTTCAGTGGTGGTAGATTGGTTGACCAACCCATCAGTACTGAAATTGATGTTGGAGCAGTCGCTCCGTGTATTAGGATCATTCCGATCCACCCACATATTTCTGGGATTTTATTTTTCACATTATTCATAATATATCTCCTTTTCTTATTGTATTATAGTAGCACACTTTTTTAGAGTTGTCAAGTAAAATCTTCAATAAATGCCATAACACCCATTATAAAAACAACTATAATAAACAGTTGTGCAATCCGGCAGGCGATGTAGTCACTCATTCTAAATCTCCTCGACAGTAATACGGTATTTCTTACCATTCATATCGCACATGTCGATAGTCTTTTTGGTAGAAACAAAGTATCCCTCAGTGGGATGTAAGTCCCATTTGATAGGGTCAATCAATCCGATAATATTATCGGGATCATACTTCAATAGTGCTTTACGAACTACATCAGCGATTTTATCACAATATGCTAACATTACACATTCTCCTTTTTGTAAACTTTGTATGCCTCAAGAGTTTTCAAGTCTTGTGCCATAGGATTTTTCTCAATAAACTCAATTAACTGTTCTAGTGTGAACCCAAAGAATTCACATCGTTTATTTAAGACTGACATTGCACCTTTAATTCTCATAATATAACCTCTTTTCTTATCTTACATAGTCATTATAACGTATCAATTGGCAAATGTCAAGGGAAATCCACAAAAAAGACAAAAAAAAACGGCAAAAATGCCGCTTTTTTCTTAGATACTGGGTGTGTAGGGGTTTATTCTGTTTTCCAGATGGTCCATGCTCCATATGCAAGTCCGGCATATGCGGCGAGGTCTGCAAGTGGTCCTAACACTAGAACTACTACTGATACTGCGATAATTGCAAGTCCATCTAATGATGTACGTTCTGCCAATCTGTTTTTAATCCAGTTTGTCATACTTACTCCTTATTTAGTGGTTAATATTGGTGTTGCAGAACCCTTTACGGCAATAGGTGACACCCCTCTAGGTGTCTGTTCTGCAACTTCTTGTTGTGGATCAGGAATAGCAAATGTACATTTAAACGTATCATTTTCCCAGTCCCAACGAGAATTCTCATCATAAGTTAAAACTATACTCTTGTTTGTAAAGTTATCCTCACTATCTTGCCATGCTAGTGTGATAGTCTCACCTACCATACTTTCAAGAAATCTATTAGGAATTGCTCTCACTTCAGCAGGAAAGACTTTATCATCACTCTTTCGAATGAGACTAACTATTCTATTGTTCATGTCTTCCATTAAGTGTGCCATATTACTATTTATCCAAGTTAAAATCGTATCCAAGACCTGCTTCGGTCAAGCGTACTCTGTTATTTAAATGCTCTGCTTCAATATCTTCTTTAGACTGTCCGTGATATGGTACTGCATATCCTTGTGCAATCATAGTATCGTTTAATGAGATATCGTTACTGTCTAGTAGTATTCCTAGAATACGTCCAAACTTACCTTTAGCATCTTTCTCTGTTCTAATCTTAAACACAGTTCCTACTGGTAGTCTGTCTTTGATAAAGTTCTTTGATAGATTGCCATAGTGTTTTTCTTCTAAGTCTCTTGTGCGACTTTCTGGTGTATCGATACCATACAAGCGAATTCGTTGCTTGCGTAACCATACTCCAAAACCTAAATCGATGTCCACATCTACTGTGTCACCATCGACAATTCTTAACATAGTTGCTTTATACTCATGCATTACTATTTACTCCCACCGATGTATCCACCGATGACACCAATCAATCCTGTTACTGACATTTTCATAAGTGTAATAACACTCTCATCAACTGGTCTGTTTTCTTCTAGTGCTACCCAATAGTCACCGATAATGATAACTCCTAGTAGTAATAGTACGCCACCTGTAATCAGTAGCACTACAACATCTTTAAAATTCTTAATCATTTCTCTACCTTTTTTATAACTTCTTCATGCTCAACATGCATAATTCCACTGTTGGGTACTTTACGTTCTTTTCTCTCTTTGAACTTTTCCCATAACTCACGCTCATCTTCTGTTACAATAAGTTTGACTTCTTCGACTTCGTTGCTTTGCATCTCTTTTTCAACTCGGTCACCTTCGGACGCACTCTCACCACTTTCTTCAGTCTTGGTACTTTCTTCCGGTAACTTGATTTCATGTGCGTCTACCTCTGTAAAGTCTGCAATATTATCATTCTCAACTTTTACTTTGCGATAGTCTCTTAGTGATTGGTTCGCGGCAATCAACAGCAATACCGCTAATGGATCAAATACAAATATCAAAAGTAAAATAACATAACGTACTGCTTCATCAAAGTGGTCTTTTGCTTCATCACCATAGATGAGTTCAGCAATATACTTTAGTGGTCCAACTTCTGCTTCAATTGCAAGTTGTTCTTTACTTAACTCTAATTTCTTACTATTTAGTTCTGCTATGTTATCACTTGCTTCTTTAATGATACTATTCAGTGATGCACGTTCTTCTTTTTGTGTCTCGCGTACTGCAATTGCGCCATCTTTACCTCTGATACGGTCGTAGTCAATCAGCGTTTGTACTGACTTATCTAGTTGTTCAATAACTGTATCAGCATCAACGATACGCTTGTTTTGTCTATCAATCTGCTTTTCGATTTGTGTGATTTCAAGTGTATTGTCGCCTGCGCTGATGGTTTGGTCTAAGTGTGCTTTTGATAGAAATCCAAAGATTCCCATTGATGTTATAGATACGACTTCAATAGTATTGGAGTTCTTTTCCAGTTGTTATATAACCACGATGCTGTGACAAGTTTCGATACTTCTAGAACTCCACCCATCAATAGTACAGGTATCTTCGCGGCACTAAAAATTGCGGCAAGACCTAACAATGAGTACAATGCCGCAACTGCGGATATACTAATTGCTGATAGTAGTGTGAGTAATGCTAATATCATGCTGTTCGTCTAGAATACCAAGAAGATGCTCTTTCAACAATATCATCCTCCCACTCACTTAACTCAGGAATTTCATATTGTTCAACTAACTCTTTAGACATTAATTCTGTTGCAAATATTGGGTCTGAAAGACTTGCCATATCATCCCATTTGCTGATTAATAAATCGCAGATGGTCTTCCACTCTTCATGTTCAGCAACATTAATGTTATGTTGGTTTTTGATATATGCTATGTTCAAATAAACAAATATCAAATTAGATACTCCCCAATTTTCATAGAGAGTTCTATATTTGTCCATTAGTGTTTCTTGATATATAACACCGTCTAAGTTATCTAGATACTGCATGTATTCCCGCCTTACAAATATAATAAGCATCAACTATGTCCGTAACAGGATTATCTAATGTAGCATCCTGTCCCATAATTTGCTTTATGTTATATTTATGCTCGTTCAGAAACGCTTCATACATTTTATCTTTATTGGCGTTTCCTTTACCTGTCGCATACTTTTTTACTTCACTCGGTGAGATAACTCTAGTGTGTATGTTTTGTTTCCAAAGTCTATATTTAAGTACACCGGCATTCTCACCGATATGAAATACACGACCTTTAGCACCCATAGCATAATCTTCTAGTGTTACTTGGTTGAGAATACCATGTGCAGGTATATACTTAATTGTATCAAGAACCCACTGCGAAATATTGTGGTATCTCTCTGAGGGAGTAGTCCATTCTTTATGAAGGTCACCGTAGATGTTATTCCAGGTGCCTTCATACTTTTTCTTTGTTGTAAGAAAATAGAATTTGCAATCATCGATTTTACATTCTTCTGTCGATGATATACAAATTGCTGGACTACTCAAAGAATAGTCAATTCCTACATACATTATGGTATTTTAGTTTCTGTATATGGACCTGCACTTGGTTCGAAATATTTCGACACCATCTCTAGCATATCATCATATTCTGCAATCTGTTTCATTTCAGTTTCAATCGCTTCGATGATATCTGGATGTTCTCCAATTCCTGCAGGATTGTGCAGATATACTTCTACATTGGCACGATGCTTCTCAATGTGTCCAATTGCATGTGCTTTGAAAGCACTGATTAATGTATCTCTCATTATAAGTCTCCTTGTTTACGGTTCTCGCTGAACCATGCATCAAATGCACCGCCTGGATAACGCTTTTCTAATTTACGCACGTTTTCTTCTAAAACGTCTTGTGGGTCTAAATCCAATGCGCTACATGCATTAACCCAATACCAAAGGATATCCCCCAATTCTCGTTTGAGGTGAAAAATGGTATCATCATCCAGATTTTTTCCTTGGAACACACACTTTTTGACGATTTCACTAAATTCACCTCCCTCACTAGATAATCCAATACTCGCCGTTAGTAGTGTACTAATATTACACTTGTGGTCTAACTCTTGCAATTTTCTTTCTAAGTGTGTCAAGTTTTTACTCTCTTGACTAGTTACTTCACTTACAAATTCGCGATATTCATTCAGTTTCATATATTATTCATCCTCTTCATCACTATAATAATATTCTTCAGTTTCTAATTCACCTCCGCAAAATGCACAGGCACTCACTACATAATATTCTTCATCCATGTTATGTGCTAATCTAAACTCAGCATCACATTCTAAACAAGCATATGTTTTTGGTTTCCCCATGTTGTCCTCTATAAAGTAAATCCAGCAAAACTGTCTTTATCAACATCTTGCTTAATACCTCCAATGACATAGGATTCGATTTCAGTTTCTTGTGGTGCGTTTTGAAGACCAGAACTATTTAACCAATGAAGAGTCCACGGTAGTGGGTTGTCTCCTGGTTTGATATCATAGATTGCGTTCAGTCCAATTGCTTTCATACGCTTGTTTGCTACCCACTCAACATAGTCTGATAATAGTTTCTCATTGAGACCAATCATAGAACCATCTTTGAATAGATACTTCGCCCACTCTTTTTCTTCATCTACTGCTTGACGATACATGTCGTACATGAACTCTTGTTCTTCATCAATAACAGCAAGCATTTCTTTGTCATTTTCGTTATTCTTGTAATTCTTAATAATATGTTGACTAATAGCAAGGTGTTGACTTTCATCTCTCGCAATGAATGATATAATCTTTGCGCTACCTTCCATTTGCTTCAATTCTCCAAATGCAAAAGTACACGCAAATGAAACATAGAAGCGAATACCTTCTAAGATATTTACTGTAACTAATGCTCTCCATAATTTGCGTTTTAATTCTTTTGTGGTACCTTCACCATTCAATTCATATCGTTTTGCATAATCAATGAAATCATCATAACACTTTGTAATACTATCTGCACGTTTCATAATTTTTTCATCATCAACAACTGTGTCGAAAACCTCTGATGGGTTTGCATACAAGTTCTTAATCATGTATGTATAACTACGACTGTGAATAGTCTCCATGAAGTCCCATGCAATAATACAACCTTCTAGTTCTGGTAAAGAACAGTAAGGCATAAATGCTAACGCAGGTCCTCTACCTTGAACACTATCAAGCAAAATTTGATACTTCAGATTTGATGTAAAGATGTGCTTTTGTTCAGGACGCAACTCGTTATAGTCATTGCGGTCTTTCTGTAATGAAATTTCTTCTGGACGCCAAAAGAAACCAAGTTGTTTCTGTGTCAGTTTATCAAAGATAGGATACTTGAATTCATCATATCTTTGCATACCTTGGTCTTCACCAAAGAACATTGGTTGTTTTTTGAAATCTACTTTGTTTTTGTTAAATACACTTGTCATTACTTTTTTCCTTAAATTGCACAGGCATCACATGCTTCATCTTCACCGAAATACTCTGGTGGGTTATCGAACTTTTTCGTTGTTTCTTCTACTACAGTTTCTTCATCATCATCTTTCTTACCATCATAAGTGTTTTGATAGTAAGCAGTCTTCCATCCATACTTATAGGTTGTAAGTAGGTCTTGCGCCATCACTGAGATTGGCACTTCATTATTCTCGTAGTTTTCTGGATTGTATGACCAGTTACCACTGATTGCTTGGTCGAAATACTTCTGCATCATCGCAACGACTTTGATATACCCTTCGTTGCTTTTCATATCCCATAATAGAGTATATGAATTCTTTAGCGTAGTATACTGTGGAACAATCTGTTTAAGAGTCCCTTTTTTGCTTTTCTTAACGGACAGGTATGCTCTAGGAGGTTCGATTCCATTAGTTTCTCCTGACACAACGGAACTACTCTCTGATGGCATCTGTGCGGACAGAGTTGAGTTGCGGAGTCCGTATGCCTTGATGTCTGCTCTAAGATTATCCCAATCACGACTTAACTTTCTGTTGCAAATCTCATCGACCTCTTTCTTGTATGTGTCAATAGGTAGAATACCATCTGCATACTTAGTTCGGTCGTAATACTCACATTTACCTTTTTCTTGAGCAAGTTGATTAGATGCTCTCAGCAAGAAATATTGAAAACTCTCAGATAGTTCATCTACAAGTTCCCATGCTTTAGGGTCATCATATTTGACTTTGTTCTTTGCTAGGTAATGTGCTAGACCTATATACCCAACTCCTAAAGACCGTCTTGCTCTAGTTGATTTCTCAGCGGCAATGACAGGATACTTCTGATAGTCAATAATCTCATCTAGTGAGCGAACTGCTAAGTCACACAAATCTTCTAACTCATCTGTATGCTTCAACTGACCAATGTTGATTGCAGATAGAATACACAAAGCAATCTCAGCATCCTCATCATCGATATGCTGAATAGGTGTAGTTGGTAGTGTAATCTCTTGACACAGATTACTCATATACACACGGTCTTTGAATGAACTATGAGTATTACAGTGGTCGATGTTCATAAGATAGATACGACCGGTCTCTGCACGTTCTTTGAGTAGATTAATCATCAACTCTCTAGCAGGTACAGTCTTCTTAGGTACAGAATATGCTCTCTCATACTTGAGATACATCTCATCAAACTCAGGCGTACCGAATGCTTCATATAGACCAGGAGCATCATGCGGCGAGAATAAAGTAATGTCTTCACTCTTTAAAAAACGCTCATAGAATAACTTGCTCAACTGAATTGAGTAGTCAAGTTTACGAACACGATTATCTTCAGAACCTTTGTTGTTCTTCAGTACAAGAATATCTTCAATCTCTTTGTGCCAAATAGGAAAGTGAGTAGTAGCAGAACCACCACGCACACCATTCTGTGTGCAACATCTTACTGTCGCTTCGAACTTTTTGAGGAAAGGAATGACACCAGTATGTTGTACTTCGCCTCCACGAATTTTAGAATTGATTCCACGAATTCTGCCAGCATTAATACCAATGCCCGCCCGTTGTGAAACATAGTATCCAATAGCACTATCAGAATTAAAAATGGAATCGAGAGTGTCATCAACGTCCACAAGAACACAAGATGCAAACTGACGTATAGGGGTCCTGACACCTGACATAACAGGCGTTGGAATATTGATTTTGAATAGTGAGATTGCGTTGTAGTATCTTCTGACATATGATAGTCTTGTCTCCTTAGGATATTGTGCGAATAAAGTTGCGGCGATAAGCAAATACATAAACTGAGGTGTCTCGTAGATATCACCGTTGCTTCTGTCTTGCACTAAGTACTTGTCAACCACTTGCTGTAATCCAGCATAAGTGAAGTTTAAGTCGCGCTGATGATAAATCATAGCATCTAGTTTAGACCACTCATCTTCATCGTAGTATGATAGTAATTCTTTATCATACACACCACGGTCAATGTTATGTTTCACATGCTCTAACAGAGAAGGATATTCATACTCACCAAATACGTTTTTGCGTAATCCGTACAGCAACAATCGCGCCGCAACGTATTCATAGTTAGGTGCTTCTAATGAAATCAAGTCGGAAGCAGATTTCACAAGAATTTTTTGAATGTCTTTAGTTTCAATTCCATCAAAGAACTGAATACCTGAATTCATTTCTACTTGTGATGCAGATACGCCATGCAAACCATCACACGCTTCTTGTGTGATTTTTTGAATTTTTCTAATGTCTAATGTTTCTTTCCGACCATCATTTTTGATGACCAGAATATCTTCTCTGGTTGGTGTCATTTGCTTCCCTTTAATTCAATCTGAAAAATAAATATTTTAGTGGACCTACTGCCGCGACATTAGGTTGTGTTACTTTTGACCAAGTTTCTCCATCTTGGACGATAATTCTACCTGGATACGATGCTAATACTTCTGAAGGTTCAGATTGTTCAAAGAAAATTACTTCTCCACCCCAATCTTTTGACCAAGCACTACACATACAAAACATAACTAGTACTTCATTCTCTTTTCCTTTAAATGGTTCTGGATACACATCATATTCAAAATTATGTACCTGAACATCATAAGGTTTACTATTAAAGTATCTGCGATACTTCGGATCAGAATTGCACACATGATTTTTAATTTCATCTGCAATAGAAATTAGTTCTTCATAATCATTAACATCTAAGTTTTTAACAAGATGGTCCGCATCTTCTTGGTCAACAACATTATCAATAAATGTCACATCAACTTCATTTGTATTAAATGACATTGGTGTTTCTTTTCTTATTTTTGCTTTTGTACTTTGAAATTTCATAATTTATTCCTCTTCCACTAATTTATATGCTATTGTGTGTCTGTATCCGCCCATGAATAGATGGTTGAATGATGTTGCTTTATGCTCTATCCACCCATCAAAAAACACCGCTCTCATAGGTGTAGGTGTTATTGCATAATGAGCATCGCCTGTTTCATCATAAAATAATGTCTCACCACCATACTTTCGGTCATACTTTCTGTTTAGATATATTAAGCATGTTGTATGAACCATGTCTTTATGAGGAAAACTAATTTCATTAGGTTTCCAACCATTTACATATGCTCTACTAATTCTTAGTTTAGTAGATGTAAGAGCATATGCTTGTTCTAATACACGCTCATCTAATATTTCTCTAATCTCGCCTTCAAGTTCGGCACTGATGCCACTAGGATAAGTTTTAGTTTCATAAACATCACCCTCAAATGGATTCCATGTCAGGTCTACTATTAATTTTTCTATCTTATGCAATTCATCAGGTAGAATAAACCCATCAACTATATCTATTCGCATTTCTTCCATTCACTAAACCTCATTCTTGCACTTAGACCTTTATGTGTGTTCTTACTTATAATGTCCATAATGTCTAACTTGCTTTTTCCTGCAATAATCATATCATTAATATCTTTTTCGCCGATGTTGTCGGACCATATCACAATTGTATCATCATTGTCAATATGTTTCTTCATACGCTTGACAATTTCTGGATTACGAGGTTCATTATCATACACAAATACATAGTTATTGTATGCACAATCAAGTTTCTCTAAACCGCTTGCATCTGCACCTGCCATAGCAATACTATTATCTATAAACATGGAATCGATTGGTCCCTCAACAACATAGATTTTTTCGGAAAAGTTCACTTTGTCCAGTCCATAAAGTTTAGGTGCAGTCTCATCAAGCATAATCGTAATATACTTCGGCATCTCTTTACCGAATGCGCGACCTTGAAACCCTATTAGTTTACCAGTCTTGTCATAGAATGGTATGATAAGTCTAGGGTGGTCTTGGTCTACATTAGTGAACTTATTAGGTAATATTCTGTTGACGAATGTGTAAAACTTATTGACTAGTCGCAACTCATCCCAACGCTCTTCAGGTATCTTTCTCATCTGCATATACTTGCGTACTGGATGGTCTAAAGATAGTCTAGAAACGGTTTTAACGGTGTCTAGGAGGGTTGTTTCTTTGATTACGACAGGTTGATACTCAATCGTGTCGTGCATGGTGTGCGCCTGCTCACCATTACTATATCTTTCGAAAATATAGCGTTTATAGGTGTCAGCATCAAGTTTTTCTAGAAGTTTACCAAAAGTAGTAGATACACCGCAGTTATGACAGCGATATAACATCATGTCTTTGACACGATATAGATATCCTCTTGCTTTTGTTTTTTTCTTCGTGGAATCACCACACAAAGGACATGAGAAATTATAAAGATAGTCTTTCTTTTTCTTAAAATTTCTTAGTTTGTGCGAGATACTATGAATGTATGTAAGTTCAGTGTGCAACATAATATATAATATACATCAAAGGGTTTCATAAGTCAAGTAAAAAGTTTATTATTACCCAATTAATTTATCAAGTGGTAATGCAGATACAAGATAACCAACGACCATTGCGCCGCCAATCATAATCCAGCGCCATTGCTCTAGTTTGTTTAGTCTATCGCTTACAGCAACATGGTGTGCTTGTTGCTCTTCGCGTAACTTTTTAATTTCATCCATGATGAGTGAATGTGACTTTTCGACTTCGGTTGCCATTTCTTGTTTTTGCTTCTCTATTCTCTCGTGGATGATTTCTACATTGCGACCCAAATGTTTATCTGTAGTCTCAATTTTATTTTCTTGTACTGCTATCATACGGTTAATTGAGGTCGCTACTTCCGACAACTTCTCTATGGTTAAATCGAGTTTGCCGATAACCAAGTTAAGTTGTGTGATATCCCTCTTTATGAGTTCAATTTCGGTGCGTACTTCTTCTGCCATATCATTTCTCTAAACTATTTATTCTTTCTTCTAACTCATCAATCTTTTTAGTTATACGAGGATATCTTTTTCTCCAGATATCATCTGGTTCTTGTAACCAAGTCCAACCCCATCGATTAACGAGATAATCTAATGCTTCATCAAACTTTGAGTATGCCCATAGTCCCATACGAGTATCGCGAAACCATGCAAGAAACGCGGCACCTAATAAAGCACCAGCGATTGCTGTGTAAATCCACAACGTATCGCTGAACATTTTAGAGATTAACTCTCCCATGTTCTCGGTGCTGATGATTTAATTGCAAAGCGTCCAAATAGACGAACTGCATAGTATGCGGCATACTTCTTCCATGATGCTACGAGTGGTTCAGTCTCACCCATTGCTTGCAAGAAAACACAATCTGCAATCTTACGACATGCTTCTAAGTCTGATGCACTAATCTCACCGCGTCTTGCGTTGATACGCTCATACATGATATCATGAATAACTGCAGGTCGTGCAACATCAAACGGTGCAATGAATGCCCAACATGCTCTAGGAACTGATGCCAAGTCTGTAACGTATCCAAGAGGTACTGTAATCTTACCTGATGATGTGATACGAATATCTACTTTACATTCTTTTAGTTTCGCAATCTCACTATCTAATAGTGCCGCGGCATGAAATGTAAGAGGTTTTTCAAGTCTCCATTTGTTAGGTCGTTTAAATGCTCCTACGAGCAGTCCATTCCATTTTTTATTTGACATTCTCTTCCTCTTTCTGTGGTTCATAATACTTGCGATATTGTATAATTATTTCTTTTTGTGTCACAAGATACCCTTTTATATCTGCTATATTTAGTGCTAGTGCTTCATACCCATCTGTTGTCATTGCAAATAGAGCAATAGGTTTACCTTGCTTCTCTAAATCTGCGAATACTGCTTCTGCATTTTCTCTTGTGACAACAACCCACTCAACTTTTTTCATGTCAAGCGGTTCTGGATTAGGTAAGTTCAGTCTAGGTTTCTCTACTGCTACCTTCTGTGTCTCAATTGTTTTAACACTAGGTAGAAAACTGCAACCAGTTAATGCTACGAGTAATAGACTACTTAGTAAGATTTTCAATTTCATCTAATACACCCATGGACCCTTTATTAATAATTCTTTCAATTAGTTTTGGTTTCTCTACTGCAAGAAAATTCATATCATGCTTTGCAAGTTTCTTTTGCAACTCATCTTTTGTCTTGTTTACTTCGTTAATTTTATCATTAAGAGCAACATTTGACTGAAGTATCTTTTCGTAGGATTCTTTTGTCTGTGCTATTACTGCTTTTTGTTCTTCTACTGCAGTCTCAAGTTTTGCTTGATTGAGTACAAGTATTTCATTTTCATGTTGTAACTTCTTAACATAGTAAATGGCGCCAGAGGCGCCAACTAGTGCTACAATAATGAATACTATTTTAATCTGTGTAAACATACTATTCCTGTATATTAAATTTTAAGTTTGCGTGGTCTGGGTATGTAACAGCAATGTGTCCTTCTGGACAGTCATAGTCAATATAAGCAATCAATGTTGCTATACCTTGTGCCACTGGTTGGTCGGTTTCTAATGACATTTTATAAGCAAATGTATCCACTTTATCGCTTGCCGGTCCCATAAATTTACCAATACTGCTTGACGCCTGATGAACAATGTCTTCGCTATCTCTTACAGTGAGTGTAAAGTCTGTAACTGTGCAGTCATCTCTGTGTTTCTCTCTTGCAACAGTTACTTTATAGTCACCATCGTATGGCACTATACTAAAATGCTCAGGTGCCCATGTAAGAATATCTTTATTTTCAAATTTATCCCATACACTATAACCACCACCAATCAATGCAAGACTGGCAGTAACTACACCAATACCTTTTGTTATATTTTCAACATCAAAACTCAACATCGATCCATTCCTTTAGTGATGAAACTTTTTCTGTTCTTACTGGTCTTTGAAGTTTTTTCCAACGACCACCACCATTAGGATTGTATCGGATTGCTTTTTGATTGCCTGTATCTGCACACTGTAGAATAATCATACCATCTGGATTTCTTCGCGCAAAGTTATAGATACTTGCTTCCGCTTCATCTTCGGTGTTTAAGTATTTGTTCCAGCGTTCAAACTTCTTCTTACCTTTAGCAAAACGCGAAAACACATCAGGTGTTACTGTAAACATTGCAGTCTTGCGTTTCTTCTTGCGAACTACAACAGTACTACTATCATCTCCAGTGCCTGCTACTGCAGGACCTGTTGCATTAGCGGCGGCATCTTCCCACTGCTTTCTGATTGCTTGCTCTGCTAGATAAAATCCAGGACGATATTGCATAGCATCAAGTTTCTCTAATAAGATATCATCTGTCTCAAAAAATTCTTCTTCTTTAACAATCTTTTCTCTGATTAATAGCAATGCCGCGGCGTAATTAACTAAACGACTTTTTGCAAATGGAACCTTTTCAAGTATTCCACGCAAACGAAACACAAGTCTGTGTAGTAAAGTGTATGAACTTTCTTGGTCTCTATTAATAAAATTACGCATTGGAATTAACTGTTCGCCTTTTTCGTTGATAATCCCAAGACGATATGCTTCAGTGTCTTTGTAATCGACAGTGAATAAACGCAGTACTCTCAGAGTGATTAAGTTATCAACTAATTTAGACATTTATAATTCTCTCAATTCTTTTACGATTTTCTGGTCAAGTACGATATCTGTTTGCTCATCATCTTTCATGTAGTTTAAAAATACTAAAAATGTTTTAAGTGCAGGCAACATATCTGTTTCTATTTTAAAGAAAAGCATTCTTTTCGTTGCATCTGCTCCAAAAACATTATATAAAACCACAACATGATTAATAAGTAATCTAGTTCTTAACTGTCCAGTTTCAACATATTTCTTTAACAGTCTTTTAATATATTTAATTCGTTTCAAGTCTTCTTGAAACTCCTCGAGGTCCATGCAATGAGGATTATTATATGCTTTCATTGCATAGACCAAGAAGTTTTTATTCGTCAATTCAACATCATTCATTATAATATGTATACTGACTAATTATGCAATTTTAGCGTATACTTTAGTCAATCCATATGGAGTTGTTTCATACTCAATCTGAAGATTTAAACCTTCAGCAGGATTTTCATTATCTAAAGCATCAATTGCAGTGTCAATACCCTTACCAGTGATACCACCATACTGTGTCAGAGGAGCAGACGCGGTGCCTTTTCCTTCTGTCATAGCAGGAATATCAAAAGTTAGACCAATAGTCTGCAACTTACCTTGAAGTTGTACTAAAGCACCTTTAGGATTCAAATATTCACGAATACCAATAGTACCGACAAGCGCATTCAATTGCTGAAGACTTTCTGGATTTTTGATGTCATTAAGTGCTAAGTCAGTACCATCTGCCATTGGTGATTGTGAATAACCATCCTCTAACAAATCTGTAATTGTCTCAACAACATTCTTTCCATTAGTATCGAATGTCATAATATCCATGCTCTCATCAAGCGATTGAACTTCACTTGATGGGTTTAAGATATTAGCAACAGTCTCTTCAATTGACTTGCTTTCATTCTGACGTTTCAGAACTGCGGCAACTTGTTTATGATTGGATAAACCTTTTGCAAGTTTCTCAATTGCTCTAACTGCACCACTCATGTTACCACCAGCATAGCGTTTGTCTGATGCGATACCAATTGCTTGTTTAACTTGCATTGGTGTGTATGACTTCTCATCAATTTCTACGCTTTCAGATGCTTTTTCTTTTTCGCGGTCTGCTTTCATCTTTGCTTTTTCAGCATCGATACCTGCTTGTGCTTTCTTTAGACGCTCACGGTCTGCTTGCTTCTTTTTAATTTTAGCAAGTTTAGCATCTGCGGCGTCTGCACGTCCAGCAGTAGATACACGAACATTACCTTGTTTGTTCACTACTGCTTTCTTTGCTAGTTTGACTGCACCTTTACCAACTGCGGCAACGCCTTTGGCGATGCCACTGACGATGCCTTCTTCTAGTTCACTAAGTTCCTCATCGCTGAGAGTTTCAAGAAACTTATCGAAATCCTCTTCCGTTAGACTTAAAAAATTATCATAAGTCTGTTCGGCGAGGTTCTGTTTAAATGATTTCATTGAAACCTCCTATTATGCGATTGTGCAACCATTGTTTGATAAAACAATCCAATTACTGTTTGTAAATAACAGTGTGATAGTATCGTTAGCATCTTCCATAGTAATAGAAGTGCCGTTTGCAAAGTTTGATGGATCAATTTGAACATCACCACCATCAGTGATAAGTGTGATAATTTTGATTTGTCCTTGTGTACCATCTGCGAGTGTAAGTGCATTTGCACCAGTTGTGGTTGCAGATGATGTAATCTGACTGATTGCACTAGTCAGGTTAATAGCAACAGTTGCTCCAGCGGCAGTGATTGCCTCTGGTGTTGCTTTAAATGCAAGATACCCATCAAGTTTGATGTTAGTATCAATTCCAGCAAATAGATTTGATACTGTTAGTTTTTTGTTTGCTCCACCTTGTACAACGTGTAAAAGGTCAGCGGATGCGCCACTAGTAGCGGCGGTTAGTTCACTAATTTTTTGGTCTGCCATGTTAGTCTCCTATTTTGCAGTTATTTTTCACTCTATGCTTTTAACAAGACATAGACTTTTCTAGGTGGGGCGCAGACTATCTGGCGCCCCAATTTATTATGCTACAACTGTTACAGTTTTTGCTGTTGCACCAGTCAATGCAAGTGACACTGCTTGTGCGCCAAGTGTTACTGTTCCTGTTGCGCCTGTACCAGCACCACCTGTCAAAGTTACAGTTGGTGTATTGATGTAACCACTACCAGCGTTAGTAACTGTGAATGCATTTACTGCACCGGTTGCAATAGTACAGGTTGCTGTTGCTTGTGTACCACCTGCTACATCTGGTGCAGAAATTGCTACGGTTGGTGCTGATGAGTAACCAGACCCGCCTGCGCCTACTGCGATAGATGCAACGGCGTTGTTCTGCTGGTCAACAATTGTACCAGAGTTCAATGCAATGTTGCCTGTGCCACCGAATGTCAATACATCATCTTCTGATACAGTTTGTGATGCCGCTGTAAATCTCAGTGAGTTTGCAGTTGTACCTGTACCTGTATAAGTCAATGTATAGTTACCATCACCATCACCGGATTCGTCACCATTAACAACAGTGACTTGTGGTGAACCAGTTACGGTCACTTCTTCGTTGAACTGTACTTCGACAGTAATTGTTTCAGTACCGTCATTCAGTTCAGTTGTGATAAATTCTACTGAAGTAACTTCAGGAACATTAAGTTTCGCTGATAAGTTACCGATTGCTACAATCACTTCTTCCAATCCAGTAGATGGGTTTCTGTAAACCCAACCGCGAGGATCGGCGAAAGTGTCTGCTTTAAGTGCGTCAGTTAACCATTTAGGTTTTGCTTCTGCACTGTCGTTTGCGCCCCATGAAGACATGTTTATTTCTCCTATTTGTTTATGTTAGAAACCAAGTTTCTTTAGACTATTTATAGTATTTTTTGCGCTAGTGTGATGAATTCCTATACCACCTTGCGCTTCCCATTCTCTAATGTTTTTGATGTAATCATCAATTAAGATGTTTGCTACACCATCACTCATAGCATATTTTTGCTTATCTTCTCGTTTTACTAGATTGATACGCTGTTTAGGTATCATTAAATGTCTTTTAATCCAAGAATTCTTTCCGTCTTTACAATTCTTATCCCAGTTTGCATATGCAGATAGAATGTATGGATGACTAGATTTGACGTACCGAAACAACTCAGCACCATCTTTCATCCACTGAAGATTATGCCAGAAGTCACTTTTCTTTTCTACTTGTGCTTTGATTTTACCCTTTGCACCTTGGTTAAGGTCAGGTGACGTAAAGTCTTCACCGGTTGTGTCTTTAATACCTCTAATGAAATCACAAAGAACTCCATCCATATCTAGGTATATCTTCTGTTGACCTTTTGCTTCGAACTGTAGTAATGATAATGTCATCTAGTAATCATCTTCCTCTTTAGGTTTATCCTTAATATTATGTGTGACTTTCATTGTAGTCTCTCTGTTGTTATTGTCGAACTTCAATTCCATGCGATTTGTTATCTCATGGTCAGGTGTCTCTTTTAACTTCAACTCTAGTATAACAGATTTATCACAAAAGTCAAGTCCTAAATCACGAACTTTCTTAATAAAGTTAAACCACAAATCTTCTACTTTAGGAACATCGTCCCTTGTAAATTGCTTTGCCATAACACTAACTGAAAGTGACTGATACTAATCAGTCTCTTTATCTGCTTTCCAATTTGCGTCAATATAATTATAGAATGCTTTTTTATCAGCGGAAGATAACTCCGAAGGTGACTTAACACCACGCTTTGATAGTTCTTTAGCAAAGAACTTCTGATATGCACTCTGGTCTTTCTCTTCGATTTCCGGTCTTTCTCTCTCTTTTAAGATGAACGGATTGTCAATTCCCAAACTCATTTTTTTTCTCCTTTAGGTTTTTCGCCGCGCTCTTTCTTAGAGATTGCGATTGCCGCTTGTTGTGCGGCACTTACTGCTTCTTCTTTATGGTCAATGTTCGCATATAAACTTTTCATATCTTCATGCGTTGCTGATAATTTATTTTGCATCCACTCAGGAAACTCACCGCCACTTGAAAGATGCTCTTTTATTTTACCAGCGGCATATGACATAAACTCTAACTGTTGCATTGCCATTGAACCTTCGTCTGGTGATGCTGGTTCGTCTTGTTCTGTAATCTGATACTGATAATGGTCGAACTCTGCACTCTCACCTCTAACTTTTTTAGCAAGGTCGGCGTCTGCTTTACCCCATGTACCAGAAGATTTAGTGACAAATGAATTAACTCGCGCCATACCCCATTGTTGTGGAGTAGTTCCTGGACGATGACCACCTTTCCAAGCGGCAACTCCTCTATCATATACTTTCTTCAATACACCAAGAGGCATACCAGACTTGTCTGCCTTTTTCTTCAGACCTGCTTCTGCACTCTCAGTCATTTCTTCTGAGTACATTTCATCCATAGTCTGACGCATTGATTTGTAAATTGTTTTTTCTGTCATTTATCTTCCCATATCTTGATTACAAGATTCCCTGTGCCTTTAATTACTCTGTGAAATTCCATTGCTGGAATCTTATATATCTTACCTTTTTCTAGTTTCTTAGCAGGACGATTATCTAATTGCAACATCCATCCCTCACCTTCTAGAATAGTTATCTCTCTAGTGTATTTATCCCTGTGCCAAACCAACTCATCACTCTCAACATCTTCGCTGAAAGTTCGAACATCATCTACTTGAGTGTAAGGTTTACCAGAAATAGTTTCCGCCACCAGATAATCCTAACTGTTTTGCAAAGTAAGGCATACGACATGCCCAATATCCAGGTTTAGTCTTGTCTTTCTTAGTATCACATTGGTGCCTTGCGGCGAATGACTTTCTTGCTTCTGGATCATTTAACTTTATCTTTAGACCAGTTGTGTCGCCCCATGATACTTTTTTGATGTTGCCTGATTTAGGGTCTTTTACATAAACATAGTATTTCTTAGGTCCACCTGCTTTAGGTTTATTTAATTCTGGTTGTTTCTCTTCTTCTTCCATCATAGGACAATCTAGAGGAACATGCTGTCCTTCATATAATGCATGTGACCCAATGTCGGATTCAAGCAACTCTCTGTCAAAACCAGACAGTTCTTCAATTTTGATTTCTTTTTTCCACTGATTAAATGTCTCATAATACATCTCAGAACCAACTCTATATTGATTACTTTCAATCAAAGGAGAGATTGCTTCGAATTCTTCATTCTTATTTTGACCACGCAGACGCTTCATCTCTAGTTTACGCAAAGTAGGAATTAACTTAATAGAGATACGATTAATGACTGCTTGTTTCTTAGCAATAAACTTTTCGATTTGTGCTTTTTGTGCCATACCCAATGAAGAATATGGTTTACCTTTAGTAAAACGCTTACGCATTAGATTTCTTGCATGACGTTTTGCTCTCATCTTCAATTTCGCAGGAGATGACATACGCCTCAATGCAATCTTTCTTGCTCTTGCAATCTTACCTTTATTCTTACGCATGATTTGCGCTCTTTTAAAACGCTGTGCGGGTGTTAACACTTCATCAACATCAACCCATGAATAGTTATCTTCTTCTAAATCATCATCTTCTTCACCCTCTGGAGGTAAAGGTAAGTCATCTTTATCATGGTCTCCGTCTTTATCTTGGTCTGGATACACATCATCAACGTCTTCAATTTCATCATAGTCGTTAATAAGTTTGTCGAGTTGCGCCTCTAGGTCGTCATCATCAACTTCATCAGGATCAGGAACATCAATCTCTTTATCTTCATCACTCTCTTCTAAAAATAAGTCAATGTTCCATTCTTCATCTAATTCGTATTCTTCGCGAACTGCAATAGGAAATTTAAGTTGTTTCATAACTTTAGAAAATACATCAAACTTCGATAAGTCAAATCTTTTATCGCCTTCAGCATTTTTCTTATTTACAAACTTAATAAGTTCTCTAGCAACTTCAGGTGTAACTTTAACAATCTTACCATCATCTAACTTAACATCTTTTGGTCTTGTATCTCTATTAGTTTCAATATTTGCTAGTACTTTTTGAATAGGACTCTGCTTTACTGGTTTCTTTTTCTTACCAAAGAATTCGCGCAACTCATCTTCTTCGTAATGAGATAAACGACTATCATGCTCAGTAACATCTTTCGCCATTGTGCGATACCACAATTTAATTTGTGGGTCTAATAGTCTCTTACCAACAGTAAATTTTCTAGCATCTCTGAACATCTTTTGAAGACGCTGTTGAACTTCTTGCTTATTTGCGCCAGCAACTAGCATCTTACCGACACCTTCAACTTCTACTTCAAAAGCAACTTCTGCTTGCTCTGTAAGACTTAAATGTTCTTTAAATGATTTGCGAGTTTTCTCTACTTCTTTTTCTGTTTTCTTTAATACTTCTTTTGCGTTCTTACCATCTAGACCTAGAATAGGTGCTTCACCATCGCCCAAAATCCAGTCTCCTGATGGGTCGTCTGGTGTTGTTCCTTGGACTGCTCCGCCTTGCTCCGGATAGTCTGCAATTGCTGGTACTGTTTTATATGATGCTTCGCCGAACATCGCTTTGAACTTCTTAGTGTGCGTTGAAGGTTTTGTCTTTGCTGTAGCATCTCCAGGTGCTGGTTTGTAAGCACTTGGGTCGTCATCTGATTTCTCTGCGCCCTTCTTGAAATGTGCATCTCTGGCAGATTTGGTAGACTTGGACTTGAGTCCTGCAAAGTATTTTGCTGGTTGTGTACCGTCTTTATCGGCGATATCTTTATCTTGTCTAACTTCGGTGTCATCGTCTTTCGCTGATTTCTTTTCTGTAAGGTCGGATATCCACTTTGTATGTACATTACCATCTGCTCCTTTGCAGTACAAGAAGTTTGTACCTTGTTCTATGATTTCAAATTCTTCATTTAGATTTAAGTCTACTACAATGTCACCAACATTAAACATGTCGCCTACTAGGTATGCTTCTCTGAATGCAATACGCTCAAATTCTACATCTTCTTTAATTGAAAATACTTTACGAATTTCGTTATAAATTGCTTTCTTGTCTGCATCAGATAGTTTAGATGCTAATGCACCAGCAAACTTCTTATAGTTACCTTGCTTCGCATAGTCGCGCAATAGAGTACCAGAGATACCCTCAACACCTTTTGCATTAGGGTCGCGCTTGCCTGCAGACTTTGATGAGATGGAATTAAAGTTAAATTCTTTTCCGTTGTATTTTTTGATGAGATTGACCATCTCACCTTCGCGGTCGTCACCAAATACTAATGTGATATCTGTATAACCGTCCGCTTCTAATTCTTTTGCAATCTCAATGATTGTTCTTGCTCTAGATGATTTAACTGCAGAACCAAATGCCTTCTTTGCATACTTGACTTTATCTTTGTATGACAGAGGGTCTTTCTTATTGTTCTGAGTATGTGATAGATAAATTCGTGCGTCTGCGCCAGATGCTTTCGCTTCTTTCGCTACTGCATTCGCAAGTTTCTCATGTCCTGCTGTAGGAGGATTCATGCGACCAAAAGAAAATACAACTTTCTTTTCTTTTGCTTCCTTCAGTTTTTGCTGAAGGTCTGTAAACTTTAATGTCATTTTTTCACCCAATTTTTTGCGGCAGTGAAGTTAGCACGACTGAACTCTAAACGGTTCACTAGTTTAACTGCATTACCTTTAATTCTATCAACTGCCACAAACCCTTCTGGTTCAGTGGTCTTTAGTCCATTATCTGTTCTCAGAAAAGTACCGATTGATTTTACTTTCGATAGTTTCTGCACCAATACATTTTTAGCGTCCATTATATAAGTGTATAACAAAGTTGTGTTTTGCAAGTCTGTTTCTTGCTGATGAATTTTTTTCAATCCGTCAAGTTTAATCTCATTATATTTTTGTTTACCTGCATCAGACTTCACACTTTCAATCTTCTTGTCTAACTTAGTAGTCCAATAGTTCTTAAAGTCAGAAACCATTGTGTTACTATCAGGCAAGTCATCTGCACCTCTAAAATAAGAGTTCAGATGAACTTTAAAATTAGTTTCGATAGCGAATTGGTTCTTTTCATCAAAGTTCGCAGACATCTTATCCAAGTAGGATGAGACTTTAGGTAGCAAACTTTCAATCCGTTCGATGTAACCATTGAGGTTTTCGGTTTCATCTTTAGTTAGTGTAACTGTGCCTGAAACATCTTTATATGAGGCATCATCGAACCAAACTGTCTTCGTCTTTCTCAACTTACTAATATTTATATTAAACGATGCTTTCATCGTTTCTAGTGTCTTACCTTTGTATTCTGTATGAAAGATAATACCCATCTTTGTGCTTTGAACGAACTTACCAAGAGGTCCTTTCTTAGGAATAGCATATACAATTGTATTAGGTTGAAACGTGATATACTCTTCACCATCAATAGTCTTAGTTGATAAATCAGATTTAGTGTACATCATGTCACCTTGAATGACACCTGTAATGCCCAATTTAGATAGTTCTTTCAATGCAACTTCTAACTTCTCAACAAGACCACCTGTGTGGTTCTTGCGAATGTCTGCAGATGTGTAGTTTAGTTTAGGGTTTTTATTAAAGACTGATTTAGTAGCAACAAAGAACTTACCATTCTCAGGATTAACACCACAGAAAATAGCAGGTGCGCCATCCCACTTTGTGGTGATGTTCACTGCACTACGAACACTTGAACCAAGCATGTCGCGAACACCTTTAAGGAACTCGATTGCGTTTACTGCGCCATCGGCACCATCGGTGATAATAGTTTCCTCAATATGCGTCAAATGCGTATTTCGGTTTTCTGTCAATTCTTGATGTGCTTTAAAACTTTTCATGATAGTATTATACCATATCTTCCTTATTTGTCAAGTCTTTTTTTCACTTTTTCTCATTTTTTTATACTATGTGATATTTTTGTCACACATTATCCTAGTAACTTCTTACCGGTCGCCGGTTTGGACACATAATCAAGCAAAAAGTGAGTTGGTGCTATACCACCTTGTTTGTTTCTTATATTTAGTTTAAAATCAAAGTACGAATTTGAGAACTTCATATCAATACGTTTTGCTAATCCGTTTGTAATACCACCATAGTATAGTGTAAATTTAGAACCTTGAATATTTGCATACTTCTTATTCTCATCAACACCAACCCACCAGCAATATGCTTTACCGCCACCTTGTCCGTGTGCCATCCAATAGTTGGCACCAATTGCACTTTGTAGTAGTGATGTGAGTAGCACTTTATCAACATTCGCAGTCACATCAACAATGTGTGGATTTGCCGCTTTCTTTCCTGTGCCATAGTTATTGAAGACTGCACAGAATGTAGCGTTATCAATACCTAATGCTTTAAGTAGTTTCACACCCATATCGTTGGTGATGATTCCATTTGTAACTTCTTGCTCAGTGAATGGTTTTCCAGGACCCTTCACGCCAGTATTAACAAATGTTAATGTGCTAGAGAATTTAGCAGAAATGTAGGACTCAGTTCTGTCAGAGTGATAGACTGTGATATCAGTCAACTTCTTTCCAACATCTGCTGGATTACCTGGACCGATTGCAACCTTACCACCCAACATTATGAATGGTCGACTTTCATTCGCACCACCCATTTGTTTAATCTCTTTGACTGGTGAACGATTTCTTTTGCAAACTTCTGCAATTAACTGTTCTGCCAATTTAGCATTTACGTTTGTTGATTTGATACCGTTTGCATTTTCAACTAGTGCGGTAGATAAATCGCGCTCAAATTTAAGTCCGAGATTTTCTTTCTTACCACCCGCAGGTTGTCCACCAAACTCTTCAGTCTTTGTAAGTTTTGTTACAGGAATTATTGATGTTCTCTCTTGACCAGTATAATGACCTTTCAACTGAATGGTATTACCTGTCTGTCCAGCAAATGCGAGTATAGTTTGTGCTAATTCATCGCGCACACTGTTCATGGAGTTTGATGCTGTTCTCAATGTTTCTTTATCATTGATGATAATTGCAGTTGCTTCAAACGTGCCATCGTCTGTGTGAAAAGTGGATGATTTACTATTCATCTCTAATACCTTCTCAACTAAAAGCGTTGGACGGTATGCGTATTTCGATATCTGTGGTACTGATAGATTTGCCATAATAGTATTTATCCTTTTACGGGCAAGGGTCTAAATTAAATTTGATTTCCAGCATTCTTCAGCAAGTTTGTCTTGTAGACGATATGCTTCTTTCTCCCACGGCAGGTCGTAGTACTCAGTATCAAATGATATTTGTGTGTTTTTCCATCTTGCACTACCTGACCGAATGCCATCATCCATCTCTTTTTTGGCATACTGTTTAACGTGTACCATTTCATGACAGATGGTAGTGACTAATGTTTTAATGTTTTGCTTTTTGTCGATTTCAATTTCGAAAGTACGATTATCATCTGTCATCATGCAATAACCGATAGCATCACACTTGATGTTTTTGAATTGTATTTCGATATTAAGAGTTCTTACACGCGGCATAAGTCTCTTACAAAGATAGTTAACTACTTTGATAGCAATATCTCGTTGAGTTTTATTACCACCAGTCGCTTCAACTAAGTTCATACGCACCTCTTTTCTCATCATTATATGTATATTATACGATATAAATGACGATATGTCAAGTACTAATTGAATTTAAATGTTGTGTAAAAACAACAACTTATGAAGTTTTTTGTAGAAATTTAGGAACGGCAAACTCACCGAAACCACTTCCTTTGTTCATATTGTCGCACATATTCTTAGCATCAATTTTAGATGGTGAAACTTGAATTAAGTCACCATATTGCTTATCATGAATGTACCAACAGTTCTCTTCACCATTGAAGACTATTTTAAACCTTGAATTGTGAGAAGTCTTTATGCTTTTTGTCATTATTTCTGTCCCGTAATTTATCAAATCCATTATTGTTTTCAACTACTTTTACCTCGCTTACAGTTTGTTTAGGTTTGTTCATGTTTTCGATTAAGTCATCTTGTGCGGATTCTTCTACATCATACAACTGCATTTTTGCTCGGTCAATACCTAATACAAAACGCTTGTACTTGGTTGGATCATTGTATCGATTTTTAAGTTGCTTAACTAGAATTTGATGTTGTTGTTCTAACTCTTCATTTGATATGAGAGCAAACATAAAGTCACAAGTAGCAGGTAGACCAAAGGACTCTGATGTATCTTCTAGTCCAATATCAGTACTACTAAAACCTTGTCTTGTTGTCTGCGTTGCAGAGATAATTGGTACATTAAACTTAACTGCAAGTCCACGCAATTCTTCTGCAATAGATTTAATCAGTGTGTAAGAGTTAATGTTTGAACCTGCTTTGAAGCGAGATGATGCACAGATGTTTAAGTAATCAATAAAGATAGCATCTGGTTTAAAACTCTTCTTCAATGCAAGTTCACTTAGCAAGGACTCAAAGTGTCCAGCATGTGCAGATGCAGTAGGATACTCTTTGATAATCAACTTACCATGTGTTTCTTTCTGCACTGCCGCGATTTTCTTTTGAAACATTGTCTTCGGTAAGTCTTCTAGCGTCTGAATATCCATACGCATTAGATTAGCATCGATACGTTCTGCAATACGCTCTTCTGCCATCTCCATAGTAATGTACAAAACATTCTTATTGTGCATCATATAGTTTGCGGCAAGATGGCACATAAATAAGGATTTTCCAACGCCCGTTCCTGCTAGTGCTACATTAAGTGTTTTGCTTGGTAGACCACCTTTTGTAATCAAGTCAAAGTACTTGAGATTGAAAGGTATCTTCTCTTCTTTTGTGTGATAGAAATCATATCGTTCATCAGACATTTCGAAATAGTCATGACCAACATGAGGATCAAATGACACTGCTAGGGCATCAGATAAAAGAGATGGAAGAGCATCTGGATTTCTCGTTTTGTCTTTTCCCTCAATTATCTGAATACCCTCTGCAATGGCATTGTAGATTGCTTTCTCTTTGCAGAATTTCTCAGTAACATCAATCAACCAGTCAAGGTCAGCATTTTCTGTATTTAATGTATTAATAACTTCAACAGTAGATTTGAACTCTGGTTCAGGAATATTATGTGCTTCGTTTAACTCAATAGTTAGAACTTCAGCAGATGGCATTTTATTGTACCTCGTAATAAAACCAGAGATTGCCTCATAAATCATCTTCTCAGAACTATCATGGAAGTACTTAGATTGTAAGAACGGCAACGCCTTTCGCATGAAAGGTTCGTTACTCATCAGATTTGATAGAATTGTTCGTTCAATCCTTGCCGTTTGCATATACTATTTCCTGTTCTTTCAATTTTTCTTCTATTTGTTCTACCAATATACTACCGACTACTGGCATGAACTCATCTTTGTAAATCTCAACATCATGAGGATTATCAAGCACCTCATACTTAAATCTCATAGAACGATTGCCATTTTCGTCTACTTCACCAAACTGCACACGACCTACTTGATATACTACATCTTCAAACTTACCTTCACAGATGCGAGTTGCGATTGTATCTTTCTTAGAAACATAACTATACTTCGCCGCCATACTTAAACTTTCCTTTTGCATATTCATCTAATTGTGTCATCACTTCTTCAGTAAAGTACTTCTCAGGATTATCTAAAATCTGCTTACCATACATCTTAGACCCATCTGGTAGTTCGATACGAGTTGCTACTTTCTTGAAGATACCTGCTTCTTCAGCAAGTTCTAATAGACCGTAGTAGCGTGATAGACCGCCTTTGTAGCGTAGTGACACATCAACTAGAGAATTCTCTTTAGTTAAGCGAGACTTGTTTAATCGACAGTGAATGATGTTACCAATGACTTCTGTACCATCTTTCTCTTTCTTCTTAGATAAGAATACAATTGTTGATGCGGCGTACTGAAGACCTGACCCACCACCCATGACTTTCTGTGGGAACATAGTACCCATCTGGTCGTATGTGTGATT